GTTCTTATTATGTTGGCTATCTTGCCTTTGTTTCTATCCTTACTATTCCTAAAGTGTTTCCTTGCCCTTATATGACTTGTTCCAAATTCCAAGAACTTAGCATATTTCAATAATGTGAATACCTTAGCGTTTTTCTTTCCTACATTAAAATCAACACTATTCAAAAATCTACCCGTATCAACACTTGTTGGTTCTGCCTTACGTCCAGCTATAGACTCCTTGACTTCTCCTTGTAAAAACAAAGAGGCTTTTTTTAATCCTCCAGGTATTAAATCATTATTTAGTCTACTTCTTTTATTTTTTAAGAAATTAATAGTAGTACTAATTCCTACTGTATTCATACTAAAGCTCATTCTCCTAATAAACTCCCTGTAAGCCGAGTGATAAATGCTTTACGATATATCTTAGTCCTTTCTACTTCCGGAGATATAATTCCTATTGGTCGTGTGGTGAACTTCTCCTCGTTTGGACTTCCTAATCCTATTTTAACCTGCATTTCACTACCCAAAAGTATTAAACTACCATGAACGAATAACATTTGGTCTTGATTAGAGAGTTTACCTTGTTCCAATAGTACAGATTCATAGCTACCTTGATTTGTGTTGATTGGTAACACCACTCCGCTTGTCCAGACGGTATTTCCTGATTGAGATAAAGTAACATCATCATCCCAGACACTACCGATTGTCTGTTCGTAATATTTAACACTAATTTGAGTTCCTGCACGCCTAATTATTTGTTGTAAGCCATTAGCCAACGTGTTTTTTAAACTCATGATAAACTCCTTTGAATTTGTACTTTTCTACCTAATGTCCTCATACCAATATCTCCCATCTTACGATATTGGTCTGCACTCATAGCCTCTCCTGTTTCAGCTATACTTAAATCAGCTAATTTAAGTGTTTCTCCTCCAACCTGAGCACTTGTTAAATCAACAACATCTGCCTTAGCAAAATTGGTTATTGCAAATTGATATTTATCGTCAATTGAGTTACTTCCTATTGTGTTTCCTGTCCAATTGGCTACATGTTGTCTTGCCATATCGACAATTTCTACCATATTTCCACTAACTCCTGTTGGTACGCCTGTTATATTCTCAATGATATGAGTTGCTATGCTACCTATAGAATTTAAACTATCCGCCATTATCTACCCTCCATTTCATTTGATTATGTCCTTTTGCCTCTTTATAAACGATTGTTAATAGAGTTACTCCATCTGCATTATGGTCTACTGTGAGTTTTCCGCCTTGCCAGAACTTAAATCCATTATTAAACGAGAATTGATGAGTTCCTTCAGTATCTACGAATAATATCATCCTTTTGAAGTCCCCTTCTTCTATATTAAGTGTAGTTCTACCATTCGACCCCTTAGATATTATGACTTCAAGTAAAATAATCGACTCACGAGGCTCTATGAGTGTCTGAGACCCATTTCTAAGCTGGGTTGAGATTGTTTTAGTTCCGAATTGTAGTTCTGTCATTTAATTATCCACTAATACGATATCGAATCCTGCACCAATTGTTGCAGCTGTAACTCCTGCTGTTGTTACTTGTGACCTCATTTCGATATCTGTAAAAGCATTAAATTTCTCTGGTTCTATATATTGGTGTTGAATATGGCTTGTTCCATCATCTGCTATAGCTGAACGATGTTTTAATTGAAATACCCCACCGCTTGGTCTTGCTACTAAATCCATTATGTAATTACTTGATTTATTTGCTCCTCCAATAGCTCCGAACCAATTTCTCATATATCCTGTTTTATCTGCTGGAATAGTATAAACTGCCATAAGTGTTTGATTATTACTATTTTGAACCTGCGCTCTTATATCAGATGTAGTATCAGGTACTCCTGCAGTAGTCGGACCACTTACATAAACACTTACATCTCCTGTAAAATCAGTAGTTCCTTCGTTTTTTAACCTAAATACCCTAATTAAACTACTTCCTAATCCTACATATCCAGAACCTGCCAGAGTAACATCTTGGTTTTTCATTAACCCATCTGCGTCTAATCCTTGTATTTCAATAACCTGTGTATCTGTTGAGTTGGTTGAAACAACAGAGTCTATATCTGCCGTAGTAGAATAAGTATAAGTCATAGCGTCAATTCCACCATCATTGGCTCCATCCCAGACTGTTACTTTATTATCTCCTGTATCAAAGTCAGGTGTAACACCAAATTTATGTATAAAAGAAGTTCCAGAAATCTCGCCTTTTGCTATTGCTAATCCATTTGCAGGATTAGTCCATAATCTTCCATGTTGAGCATCTGCCGTAGTATCCACTATAGCTGTACTTGCGTAATTCCCTGTTCCGCTTCCTTGTATCTGACTCATTAATTTTACCTATAAAATACAGTTATTGGTCCGAACGTCTTACTCGTTCCTGATGTTAAACCGCTTGCTGCATAAAATATAGGTGAATTAACTACTCTATTGGTAACTACCAAAGTATTGGTTCCACTAACAGTGGTGTTCGTATTATCTACTGGGGCAACTACTGGGTATGCTTCAAATGAGGCTAATCCAGATGTTAAATCGTTTCTTCTATAAAACTCTAAATTTGTCCCACTTTCAGATAACCAAAAGCTTCCGGGGCTTGTGTTTCCTTGAAATCTAACCTTAAGAATCTCGCCATTTATGGGATGACTTGTATAAGTATTACTCGCTACGCTACCATTTACGGTGAACGTTGCAAATTGTACTTCTTTTATTCTACTATCTCTTACCATTTTCCACTTATCGACTTACGTCTTGCTTATTAGCGTGGTAGAGGAATTAAATTCTACCAGAGCCAATAGCAATCCAGCTGTGTGTTAGTCCTGATTCTCCAAACATAACGAAGCTACCTGCCGCAACAGTCATATAACTTTGATTTGCTAAGGTTCCAGATTCACTTGGTGTTATTACTACTTGTGGTGTTGCACCGAATGCTGTTCCAAAACTAACTGTAACTAATCCGTCACTTGCTGTTGCTGTTCCGTGTTGTATAACGGTATTTCCTACGCTTGGACTTCCTGTATAAGATACTGGGAATTCCAAACTAACTTTAGTTCCTGATACTGCATTATTTGCCAAATCCTCGTTAGATATACTTGCGTCTACGATTCCTCCGCTACCTATCTGTTCAAGATGTTTTGCTAATCCTCTTGCCATTATTTCCTCCTTTGTGTTTTCCTCTGTTTAGTTTGCACTATTGGTCGTGCCGACCTTAATTAATAAAAATAAAAAATAAAATAAATTGGTTTACGTAGTCGTAATTCTGGAGACTGCCGCTGTTCTAAATACAGTAACTGCGATTCTTTGTGTAACCACAGCGCCTTGCATATCAAACGTAGGCAAATCAAAGTTTTCAACTGTTATATCCCTCTTAATAGCTATTCCGTAACATTCAGCTCTATCAATAACATATCCGTATTTATTGTGAGTAACGTTTGGTGCTGAGTTTGTAGAGTTCCCTTGGAATCTTACTACATTCATACCATAAATAACTCCAATAAATCCTCTCTGTAACATTTCCGTAGAACCTAATTTATTAGCTTCTACAAAAGTATCAATGTTTCTTAAGTCATTAACTACTTCATTTCCTACTATAAAGTCAGTAGGTGTAAAGTTATTATCCTCAAGATTTTGCATTGCTGTTGTAATGTTAGCGATTGTTATTGCTGCTCCTCCTGAAATATCATTTGCAGTAGTGTTTAACCCTGTTAAAATTAGACTGTTTTCATTCTCAGCCAATCTTCTACCTGCCATTCTTACATTACGTTGTAGTAATTCGAATTGGGAATCTTCCATCATTTCCCTTGTAATTCTAATAGCTACTCCGTATTTGACTGGTGTAACAGTTGTACTACTGAAAGTCATTGCGTCCAGAGGTATTTCAGCTCCTTCTCCAACTTCTCTGATATTTAGACTATCTACGTCTTCCAGATTGTAAACAAACGTAGGACCTTGTATCTGACCTGGACCCCAAACGGTTGCTGACAATTCTCTTGGAATAAGAGTTTTCTCTACTTCCTCAATCATCTGTGGCATTATTAATCGTGGGATTAATAACGTTCCGCCTGTTCCATCTTCCGTACTGATATACTCTTGTATTTTCTTGAATGCCATTTTAAGCGTTTAAGTGAACTAAAGCAAATCCTCCAGAAGCGTCAGGTACTATAATTCTACCAATTGGTTTAGCCGCCATTATATTTGTATGTAATCCATCTGGGATTACTCCAGAACTTAATGACTGTACTGCTACTGAATCTCCAATTGTTTCAGCTACGGTTCCTGGTAAACAAGAACCTCCTGCCTTTAGAATGTATGCTCCTCTTTGTGCTACTGTAACATTAGTATTAGACCCTGCCTGATTTAATGCAATTCCATTAAATCTTTGGTTATCATCTGATACTGCTACTAAGATATCTGTGGTTGCGAAACCGGTTGCTCCAGAACTAAGTGCCGCTGTTCCTCCTGAACACATAACCAATTCACCTCCAGATATAGCTTCTAAAGCTCTACCTGTAAAAGTTCTTGGACTATCTGCGTCAAAAATAACTACTGCCCCTAATGCGTTTCCTGGGTCTGCCATTTAGTACTTGTTTCGCACAACAGTGAAAGCGCCTCCTTTTAGACTACCATGTGACTGAACTATTTTATAACCCTCATCTACATCAGCTTCAATTTCCTCTGGTTCATCCTCTTCAACTTCTTCCTTTGGTTCTTCCTTTGGTTTTTCCTCAGGTTCCTCTACAGGATTTTCTATTTCAGTAGGTTCTTCGTCTTCATCAGCTTCTAC